ATTTGGGGATTACCAGTTAAATAAACATCTTGAGCTCCATAAGCGACAAGTTGAAGAAGACCACCACCCATTTATGCTATATTCTTTATACTATAATATGAGAAAAAAAAAGAAATATATGAAATCTAATTAGAATATGCTAAACCTCCCATTCCAGAAAGAATGCGAAGAACATTATAATTAGTAGCATATACATATAATGATGAATTAGTATTTACATATGAACCTGTTTTATTAAAAATAGTTAAATTAAGAACAGCAGTATCAATACGAGACATATTTAAAGTTCCTGATGGTTGATGTTCTTCAGGTTTTAATTCAAATGAATATACATTAATTCCGGCATTTTCTGGGATATTTTCGTGATGTTGATAAGGTTGAACTACATTAAAATACATACCATCGCGTTCAGCAAATCGATCATTTCCATTTAATACTAATTTAGCTTTAGTTACAGGATTAGAAGGATAATAAATTTCATTATCAGCTCCAGTAACTCCATCATAACTTAATTTCACTCTGTATTTTTCGCTATTATCATCTGTCGCAGCAATAGCACCAGTTCTAGTGGTAAAATTGAACCAATTATCACGATCAGTTCCGGTATTTGTTAAAAACCATATTAATTCCTTACAAGGATGATTGAAATTTAATTTAGCTTTCATATTATCAGAAGTTATAGCTTCTTTTCCAGTGAATTGTAATTGTTCAATTAAATATTCGTGAGATAATTGAGCAAATTTACGTCGTTCATCAGTATCTAAGAAAATGTAATCAACCCATAATGAAGCAGTAAATGTAGGTGATTGACTTGCAGTGCTATTAGCATTTAATTTACAATCAGTTTCAGTTGCAAAATTAATATTTATTTTTACTTCGTGATATTGAAGAGCAATTAAAGGAAGAGCTAAACCAATATTGCGACAAAACCAAAACTCTAATGGAACATATAAAGTTTCTCTTATTGAAGGTTTATTGGCAGTTGTATCGCCAACTTTTCCACCATAAGCACCAACCATATCATTATAACCGTCACGTTTAGAAATGGGAAGAGTTAATTCATTCCAAACATATAACCAATATGAATAATGTTTGTCAATTTTTTGACCTCCAATTTCAATTTCTACATAATCTATAACACGAAGACCAAAATATTTTGCATAAACTTCATCTGTCTTATTAGTTAATTTTAATTGTAAATAAACACGATTTATTAAATCGCCATTTCGTGAAATTTGACAAGTTACACGAGAACTAAAATTTGGATTACCATTAAAAGTTTGTTCTATTGCTTCAAGAGCAAAATTAGTATGACGACGGTAAGCACCTTTGAAGAAAGTAATTTGGGGATTACCAGTTAAATAAACATCTTGAGCTCCATAAGCGACAAGTTGAAGAAGACCACCACCCATTTATGCTATATTCTTTATACTATAATATGAGAAAAAAAAAGAAATACTTAAAATCTAATTAGAATATGCTAAACCTCCCATTCCAGAAAGAATGCGAAGAACATTATAATTAGTAGCATATACATTAATTATTCCATTAACAGTTGCTCGGCTAGTTACTGCAAGAACAGCAGTATCAATACGAGACATATTTAAAGTTCCTGAAGGTTGATGTTCTTCAGGTTTTAATGCAAATGAATAAACATTAATTCCTTGATTTGCTGGAATATTTGTATGATGTTGGAATGGTTGAACATAATTGAAATAGGAACCATCACGTTCCGCAAATCGATCATTTCCATTTAATTGTAATAAACATTTAGTAAAAGGATTAACAGCATTTGCGTGAAAGCCAGGTTCTACGTTATAAACTAATTTCTTTACATATAAATCCATATCACCTGCAGTATTTGGAGGAGAAATAGCTAAAATATTGCTAGTAACTTCAGCAAGAGTTGTAATAGATGCATCTAATTCACCTGGAAATTCAGTTGCAGATAAGAAAGCACCAGTACTTTTAACTGTGTAATTATACCAATGATGACGTGTAGTATTAGTAGTATCAGAAAATTTGGCAACCCATATTAATTCCTTACAAGGATGATTGAAATTTAATTTAATACGAGCAGAAGCACCAGAATTAACAGTTTCAGAACCAGTAAATTGTAATTGTTCAATTAAATATTCGTGAGATAATTGAGCAAATTTACGACGTTCATCAGTATCTAAGAAAATATAATCAACCCATAAATCAGCCTTTTGTATTTTTAAGGTAGTTGAAGTTGGATCATTACCATTAGTGCTTATAAAAACACAATTCTTTAAGGTTTCAAATTCTATTTTAAGTTTTACCTCGTGATATTGAAGAGCAATTAAAGGAAGAGCAAGACCAATTTGACGACAGAACCAAAATTCAAGAGGAATATGTAATACGGCACCATTAGCATCAGCTGAAGTAATATCATTATCAGCACCAATCATAGCTTCCCAAGCATAACGTTTTCCGAGAGGAAGAGTTAATTCATTCCAAATATATAACCAATCAGAATAATGCTTATCTATTTGTTGTCCGCCAATTTCGATAGTTACAGATTTTAATAAACGGAGACCTACATAATTAACAAATTTATGATCGGCAGCAGCAGTTATATTTGGAAGTTGCACTTGAAGATAGGCACGATGGATTAAATCACCATTACGAGAAATTTGACAATTTACGGTATTGCCGAAATCAGCAGTTCCAGTAAAAGTCTGTTGGATTGCTTCCATAGCAAAATTAGTATGACGACGATAAGCGACTTTGAAAAAAGTAATTTGGGGATTACCAGTTAAATAAACATCTTGAGCTCCATAAGCGACAAGTTGAAGAAGACCACCACCCATTTATGCTATATTCTTTATACTATAATATGAGAAAAAAAATATATTATATATTTCAACTATATAAGCATATTTAAAAAGATTAATTTATAGAAACATTCATCAATAATGTTTAAAGATAAAACGGCAAAGAAGCGAGTTTATGTAAATAAAGAAATATCCACATTAGATGCAATGCATAATAAAATTATAAATACATATTCCAATAAAATAATAGAGGAGAAAATAAATATAGATAAAATAAAAAATTTGGAGAGTAATTATAATTATATTAATGATTTAATAATTAAATATAATAATAATAATATAATTAATGATAATTATTATAATGATTTATGGAATAATAATATAAAAATAAGGGAAGATATTATTAAAATTAAGGAAGAAATTAATAATATTAAAAATTTTGATGAAGTAGAATATTATGAAAAAACCAGTTATATATTATTTAATTATTATGATATGATAGAAAAACAATCTAATAATTCCATTAAAAATAATAAATTTAAAAATAAGTCTATAATTGAATCATTTAATTTAGATTTTAAAAAGGATGATGAAAATGAAATTAAAGTTATTGAAAAAAGTTCATTAGTTGATGAATATTTGGCAATAACTAATAATAATCATATTCGTAAAATTGAATATGATAATCGAGAATTATGCAAAAATTGTAAAAATCCCTTAATTTGTCTTCAACACGATGCAATTATGATTTGTAATGATTGTGGATTTCAAGAACCATTATTAATAGAACAAAATAAACCATTATTAAAACAAAATACGAAAGATACTTCTCATTTTAGTTATAAAAGAATTAATCATTTTAGAGAATGGTGTAATCAAGTTCAAGGAAAAGAAAGTACAGATATTCCTAATGAAGTTTTTGAAAAGATTTTAAATGAAATCAAAAAAGAAAAAATAGCAGATACTCGAAAAATTACTTATAATAAAATGAGGGAAATTTTAAAAAGACTTCGAATTAATAAATATTATGAACATATTAATTATATAATTAATAGAATTAATGGAATACCTACACCACAGTTTTCTGCAGATTTAGAAGATAAATTATGTTCTATGTTTAGAGATATTCAAGCACCATTTTTAAAACATTGTCCTAAAGATAGAAAAAATTTCTTATCATATAGTTATGTTTTATATAAATTCTTTCAAATACTTGGACTTAATGAATATCTTAAATTCTTTCCCTTATTGAAAAGTAGAGAAAAATTATATGCTCAAGACCAAATATGGAAAAAAATATGTGAAGAATTGAATTATACAGTCATTCCATCTCTTTAGCCAGGGAAACCAACTAAACGGAAACCAGCACCTAAACCAACACCTTGACGAGCACCAGCAGATATTGATGGAGAAAGTAAATCGAAAATGGAGAAAACGCAGGCAGCAGTTAAAGCAATCATCCAAATTTCATTGAATTGAAGTTTTTGTTTGGGTAAAGCATAGGCAGCTAAAGCAACAAATAAAGCTTCTATAGCATATTTAAGTAATCGAATAAGAGCTTCCCATATATCAAATGTATAACTCGCGTCGCTATTCATAACTATTTATACTTATTATATAGAAAATAAAAATAGATATAAGATTTTTATTTCTATAAATAATTAGTAAATATGACGGAAGAAACATTAGTATCCACTAAAGAAATGGATTATTTAGATGAGGATAAACCTATTCGAGGTCAAAATTATTGCTTACTTTCTTTTTTAAGTCCTGAAACAACTTTAACAAATAAAGAAGTTTATTATTTTTCAAAATTTCTTAATAATTTTGGTAAAGATATGAAGACCTTATTGGATAATCTTGAAAATAAATATGAAGATTCAAAAGATTTAATTCAAACTATTAAAACTAATCACGCTTATTTATTTGAAGTTAATGAACTTGATGAACAATATAAATTCTTTAAATCAAATAATTCGGATGAAATTGAAAAAGAATTTCACAGAGAAAATAATTTTCAAACTAGTGTAAGAGGAATTAAAGTTCGTGGTGTATTTGATACTGTTGAAGAAGCTAAAAATAGATGTGAATTTCTTAAAAAAATTGATAATAAATTCGATATTTTTATTGGGCAAGTTGGTTGTTGGTGTCCTTGGAGTCCAAATCCTAATGATTTACCCAATCAAGAATATTCCGAAACTCAATTAAATACATTAATGAAACAATATAAGAAAAATATGGAAGATAGAGATGAAGTTTTCGATAAAAGACGTATTGATGCTATTAATAAAATGAAAAAAGGTGAAGATTTAGCAGAAGAAATTGCAGAAGAAGATGCTTGGACTAAACGCAAAAAAGAAGAGCAAGAGACTTCTCAAGAGACTTCACAAGAGACTTCACAAGAAACTTCACAAGAGACTTCACAAGAGACTTCACAAGAGACTTCACAAGAGACTTCACAAGAGACTTCTCAAGAGATTTCACAAGAGACTTCACAAGAAACTTCACAAGATTAAATTATTTTTATTTATTTATATTATAAATATAAATATGAAGGCTATAGCAATTTTTCTTTTATTTTTAGGTATGATATTAATTATTAAAGGTTATTATAGTAATAAATATAAAGAACTACAAAAACCAGAAGTTATTATTAAATATGTTTCAAGAGATGAATATGAAGCACAATTAAGTGATGAATTAAAATTGGCTGAATTTTATAAAGGAATGTTTGAAGGAACCCAACCGAATATATATGATGGTAAAATAAATATAAATAATAAATAAGATGAATTTTAATAAATTTGGTTTATCATTATTAGATTGTGTTAATAATAATAATGGTGAAAATAAAAAAATATTTATGAAAAATATTAATGAATATAGAGACAAAAAAGAAGAATTACATAATCAATATTTAGAAGATATTTCTTATTATATCTCTAATTATGAAAATAAACGAATTGAAAATCAAAATTTATATCAAGATTATTTAAATAGAAGATTTTTATTATATAAACAATGGAAAGATAATAAAACAATTGGAAATTTACAACAATTAATTTCATTTCCTCGACCTGAATTAAATGAAGTTCCTGAAATTTATACTAAAAAAAGAATTATAAGTAAATTAAAATAAATCTTCATCTCCTCCTGTTTCCGCTAAATTTACAAAAAAAGATATTATACTTGCAATTCCTCCTATTACATAACCTATATATTCAAAAACATAATTTATTATTTGAACTAATGAATCAAATATTCTTCCTACAACACTCAATTGTTCAAAAAATAATGAAATAAAATATCCAATTGTTCCTGTTAAATAAGTTATACTATAAAAACCCATACTAATCAAATAAGATAATACAGAAAAAAAATAACCTATTAAATTAAATATTGAAAAAATACTATTAAATATTTCTGTTGCTGAACTCATTTTTTAATAATCTATTATTTATAGATTAGATAATTGAAAAATGGAACAAAAAACTTTTAAATTTAGTTTCATTGCGTTTTTTTCTGCATTTGCTATAGGTATTTTCTTTGTTTATATTTCAAGTCCTAAACAAAAAATTATAATTAAATATCCTACACCTTATAATGCCTCTAAAATTGTTTATAAAAATGAAAATGATTTTTGTTATAAATATGATGTTGAAGAAGTTAAATGCACAGATAAAGCTATAACTCAACCCATAATTTAAAAAAATAATTATAATTAGAATGAATTTAAAAAGTATTGTTGATAGATTATTCTATACCAATGTTGGTCAAATTTTTATTAGTGCTCTTTTTGGTCTTTCATTAGCTCTTCTATTTAAAAGAGTTTGTAAAGATAATTGTACTATTTATATCGCACCTAAAAAAGAAGATATTGAAGGTAAAATATTCAAATTAGAAGATACTTGTTATATCTATAAAACTAAACAAGTTAAATGTAATGATAAAGATAAACCTGTAATGTTCTATGATGGTTATGAAAAACCTGAAAATTTAATCGAAGAACCCAGTTTCTTAAGTAAAGTTTTTACTTAATTTATATCTTTTTTTATAATAATGGATAAAAAAGAAAAAGCAGCCAAAATAATACAAACTAAAATGAAAAAATATTTATTACCACATATTAATCGTGTTACTGCAAATATTAATGATAGAATTAATTATTATAAAAATATAATTAAATATTTGAAATTTGACAAAAATAGAAAAAATTATTGTGTTAGATTTTATAAATTTGATAAAAATAAAAAACCTATTTTTAGAATTGGTAATAATATTATTCTTAAAGAACAAATTGGTTCTCCTAGCACTCGTGGAGCAATCTTTTTAAGTAGTTTTAGAGATATTGACAAAAAATTATTTAAATATGTTGTTAAAATAAGTCCAACTAGTTTTACAACACCCATCGAATCTAAAATTATTAAAATTTTAAGTAATGCTGTTATTAAAAAATTATGTCCTCATTTTCCTATTTCATATGGCTATGCCTCTTGTAAAAAAGATGATTTAGAAAAAAGTTCTTTTATAAAATCTAAAGAAAGCAATTATTCCAATCAAATAATACCTCAATTTTTTTTAAATAACAAAAATTATTATATTTATTTTAATGAACTAGCTTCTGGTGATTTACAAAATTTCGATTTAACAAATATTTCTTTAAATCAAAATAAACGATTTTTAGATAATAAAATTGCTCAATTTTATCTATGTTTAATATTTTTTTATAAAGAAACAGGATGTTATCACGGTGATGCACAAAATCGTAATTTTTTATATCATAAAATTAAACCTGGTGGTTATTATCATTATAATATATTTAATCAAAACTATTATTTACCTAATTTAGGTTATTTATGGATTATTTGGGATTATGAACACGCAAGGTCTTTAACAGATACTTATAATAATTTTAAATATCTTTTAAAAATGGGGTCTGATTTTACTAATATAAATAGATTTATTATGAATGATTATAATATTGATGATGTAAGCAAAATTAAAAATGATTTATTTACACCATCTTCTACTTCTTTATATGATAAAGTTTATGATAAAAAATTATTTCATAAATTTATTCAATCTATATTAGATTGTTTATGTGAATTAGGTTATATATTTAAAAAAATTAATAAATCTAATGTAATTATTAATTCAAAACCTTTTATTATTAAAAAAATTTCACCTATGTAATTTTTATTTTTGCGTCCTATTATTTAGATAATAATATATTTAAATAATAATATAAAAATGAATATGACAACCAGTATTGATAATATTCCAATGAAAACCAATAGAAATGAAGTAATTTCAGATGATAGTGATGACCCTATGGTTAAAGATATTTTAAATGAATTTGAACAAGAATTAACCAATCAAGAACCTGTTCAAAATGAAAAACCCAAATATATCATTAATAATTCACCACCACCTCCAATAAAACCTACAGCTATTCAAAATAAATCCTCTAATTCTAGTTATTATAATGAAGAATTTATTAGAAAAACCGCAATTATTATAATCGTAATTGCTTTAATTTTCTCTCCAATTATTTTCTCATCACTCATTGAAAAATTACCTGCAAATATTTCAGGTATTATTGATGATTATAACTTTTATATAAAATTAATTTTGGCTTTTATTGCCATTTATCTTTTTTTCTATTATAATCTACTATAATAACTATCTATTGAACTATTATCAAATGCTTGTATTGTATTGTTAGCCATTAATCCTTGAATTTCCGTGTAATTATTATAATTATTTGGATCATATACATTATTTTGTGCTTTTTCCAATAATTCATTTGATATATATGGCATTTCTATACATCCATTTATATCTCTCATATAATGTTCTTGAACTATTTGTGTTTTATTATTACTTATTGGTTTAACATCATTATCTGTTGTAGTATCTGATATTAATGGTTCTTTTAGATTTATATATGAAGGATTTGTTGAATTATTTATTTTTTTTTGATAAAACTTAAAATATATTACTAAATAAGTTAATCCTAATAAAAATCCTAATATTTCATCCACTAATAATAAAATACTTATTATAATTATTCCAATTATTAATTGATTAACTTGTGTATGTAAAATCAATGGAACATTTATATCAACTATTATTGAAAATATTAGGAAAATTAATGAAATTATTCTTAATACTACTATAATCATTTCTATTTAATAAATATATATAAAATTAAGTTTAACTATATTTATTGATGATACTTGAAACTACTTATTTATCTAACAGAGGATATGCTATTCTCAAAACAGATAAAAATAAAAATTTAATCAAAGATTTAAAAAAAGAATTAACTGTTTCTCCTAAAATAATTCCATCTGCTGGTTTTAATAGTCCTAAAGAATATCCAATTTATCTTGAAAGTGATAATAAATTATATATGCCTAAATGTTTCGGTTTAGCTAAATTTGGTATTCCTTTAAATAATAATATGAATGATGGTTTAGATTGTCCAAATTTAGTTTTTACTGGTAGTCTTCGAGATAATCAAAAAATTTTTATTGAAAAATATATCGAAAGTGCTAAAAATCCTGAAAAATTAGGCGGAATCATTAGTTGTCCATGTGGTATAGGGAAAACTATTATTGCTATTTATTTAGCCTGTTATTTTAAGAAAAAAACTTTATTTATTTCTCATAAAGATTTTTTAAATGAACAATTTATAACAACTGTAAATGATTTTGTTCCAAATGCTAAAATTGGTAAAATAAAACAAAAAATAATTGATGTTGAAGGAAAAGATATTGTAATTGCAACTCTTCAATCATTAGCTCTGCGTAATTATGACCAATCAGTTTTTAAAGATTTTGGATTAGTAATTATAGATGAATGTCATCATATAGCTTCTGAAGTTTTTTCAAGAGCTTTCCAAAAAATGAATATTAAACTTACTTTAGGTTTATCTGCA